GGCTCAGTCGTTGCTTACAAGCTCTAATGTCTGTTCAACCCGGCCAGCACAATATCACCGTGCAGCGACGGGCTGACTATGACCTGTCGTTGCAATTTAAGGATTCCAACAATGCCAACATTGACTTAACCGGTTGGACAGCCTATGCACAAGTGTGGAATCAAGACCGCACCACCAAATATGCAGATTTTGCCGTCACCTATGTTAATCGTGTAGCTGGACAAATCAAAATTGCATTAACTGATGCTTTGACGGCTACATTTCCAAACGAGGCATTCTATGACGTGCTGCTTGAAGACACAAGCGGCATTCGCAATTATTACCTCGAAGGAATAATGTACGTCTCAGAAGGATATACGGCACCTTGAGCCATGAGCGTTGCAACTGTTGTTGTTACTGAAAGCCAGTATTCGGTAGTAATTACCGAAAATGGAGATTCAACGACTGTAGTAACACCACCTGTTGCCGTTCAACTAACAATATCTACACCAGGCCCAGCAGGGCCGCCAGGAGCAGGCGTGCCGATTGGTGGTGCAGCAAAGGATCTGTTAATAAAAGCAACTGGCACTAATTACGACACTGCATGGACTGCACAGCCTGAGGTTGATGCACTGCAATTTGATCTAACCGCTGCCGTTGATCCTGTTGCCGACGGCCAGCTTGCTTGGAACGCCGATGAGGGCACGCTGGAGCTGGGCAAGGGTGGCGTCAGCAACTACATCGGCCAAGAGACGATGGTGCTGTGCCGCAACAACAGCAACACTGTTGCTATCCCAAAAGGTACGGCAGTGCGTTTTGCTGGCACGTTAGGCGCCAGTGGCCGACTGAAGGTGGCGCCAATGGTGGCAGATGGCACGCTGCCTGGCTATGTGTTCTTCGGCGTGACCGATCAGGCCATCCCCGGCGCCAGTGATGGCTACGTCACGGTCTTCGGCAAAATCCGTGGCATCAACACCAGTGCCTATGTCGATGGCGACATCTTGTGGTGTGATCCTGCAACACCTGGTGGATTTACGAAGATCGAGCCGCAGGCACCGAATCTGAAGCTTGCAGTTGCTGCGGTGATCAATGCTGGCAACAACGGCACGATCTTTGTCCGTTGGTCAACTGGCTCTCGTTTGCAGGATCTGCATGATGTTGAGGCCAATGGCAGTAAGCAGGATGGCGATGTGTTGGCATGGAACGCTACTGCTGGCAGGTGGGAGCCTGTTGCCCAAGTTTCTGCGGGGTTGATCGTTGATCAAGGCGCTAAAGTGGACAAAAGCGTTGTTTATTACGACGCCTCCACGTCCAGCTTTAAGGCTGACGCCACCTGGACTACAGACACGATCGTTGACGGAGCCAACTTCTAATGGCCAACACACTGCGAATTAAGCGGAGGGTAAGCGGTGCTGCTGGCGCCCCGTCATCGCTGAAAAATGCCGAGCTGGCTTTTAATGAAGTTGATAATATCCTGTACTACGGCAAGGGCGCCGATGGTAATGGCGATGCCACAACTATCCCAGCTATTGCGGGCGATGGCGCATTTGTTTCGCTGACAGGTAACCAGAGCATCAGTGGCACTAAGACCATTACGGGCACCTTGGCGCTTGGTAGCGCCACGCTGACCGGCAATGCCACCTTCAGCAACGATGTTGTCGTCACAGGTGATCTGACGGTCAACGGCACCACGACCACGATCAACAGCACCACGCTGACCGTTGACGACAAGAACATTATCCTGGGTGACGTCACCAGTCCTACTGATGCGGGTGCTGATGCAGGTGGCATCACGTTGAAAGGCACCACAGATAAAAAGATCGAGTGGTTGGATGCCACTGATGCTTGGACTCTTTCCGAGCATGTCAACATTGCCAGCGGCAAAGTTTACCGTATCAATGGCACGGAGGTTTTAAGCAGCACCACGCTTGGCTCTGGTGTCACCGGCTCCAGCCTGACCAGTGTTGGAACCATCGGCACCGGCACTTGGCAGGGCACTACGATTGGCACTGGCTACGGCGGCACTGGGCAAACCACCTATACCGATGGCGAATTGCTGATCGGCAATACATCCACGGGCGGCCTTGCTAAAACCACCCTGACTGCCGGCAGCAATGTTACTATTACCAATGGCAACGGCACAATTACAATCGCCGCAACAGGCACCAGCACTACCTATACGGCTGGTGATGGGCTTGACCTGACCGGCACTGAGTTCAGTCTTGACATCCGCAGTGGGCGCGGCCTGCAGATCACCAGCACCGAGCTGGATCTCGACGACGACCTCGCTATCTTGGCGGGAATGCAGACCGGCGCGGCATCGGCTCTGGCTCTGCTCACCTCCAGTGAAGTCGCCATCCTCGATGGTGCCACCGTTACCACCACCGAGCTGAACATCATCGACGGCAGCACGGCTGCCACCGCTACCACGCTTACTACTGCCGATCGAATGGTTATTAACGACAACGGAACGATGGCACAAGTGGCCCTAAGTGATCTTGTGACCTTCTTAGAGGACGGTACTACCTCCGGCTTTGATGTTGATGGAGGTACTTTCTAGAATCTATAGTTATTACGCCCCGGCTTTATAGCCATACATAGGGAGCCACATGGCTAACACAATCAAAATCAAACGCAGTGCCGTTGCAGGTAAGGCCCCAGTTGTTGGCGACCTGGAACTAGGCGAGCTGGCGCTCAACACCTACGATGGCAAGCTCTTTACCAAGAAGGACAACGGTACCGCCAGTATTGTTGAGCTGAGCGGGGGCGGCAGCGTCAGCGACGGCGATAAAGGCGACATTACGGTATCGGCCAGCGGCGCCACTTGGACGATTGACAACGATGCCGTCACCTACGCCAAGATCCAAAACGTTTCTGCTACCGACAAACTACTGGGCCGGAGCAGCAGCGGCTCGGGTGACGTCGAGGAGATCGCTTGCACGGCGGCTGGTCGCGCTTTGCTGGACGACGCCGACGCCGCCGCACAACGCACCACGCTGAACGCCGCTGCGGCGGACGGTACCACCTACGTAGGCACGACGGCAATTGCGCTGAATCGCGCCAGTGCTGCACAGGCGCTGACAGGTATTGAGGGAATTGGGTTTCCGGCAACAGCAGTCGCATCTGCTGATCCAAATACTCTGGACGATTATGAAGAAGGAACGTGGACACCAGTAATACAAGGATCCACTGCAAGCGGCACGGGAACTTATACTACTCAACAAGGTTACTATTACAGAATTGGCTGGATAACTTTTATAGTTGGAAGAGTGATTTGGACCGCTCACACTGGCACTGGCAATATCCGTATTAGCGGCTTGCCTTTTACACCTAACTCTGACATGCCGTTACCCACATTTTTTTCTAACTTAGCTTTTACAGGCGTTCCTGTTGTTATAACCCGAGGCGATTTAAGTTATGCCGACTTATATGCCAATCCAACCAGCACTGGAACGTCTTCTGCCGTCGCCATGGATACGGCTGCTACTCTTAACTTTGCTGGTTGGCATCGTTAAGCTCGCAACGATATGGCACTCAACTTCCCATCCAGCCCTACATCAGGGCAAACGTACACCGAAGCCTCTAAAACTTGGGAGTGGGATGGCTCCGGCTGGAGAGTTTTTGCCCCTCTAATTGCAATTAGCAATGGCGATAAAGGCGACATCACGGTCAGTTCTAGCGGGAACTTGTGGGTCATCGACAACGATGCCGTCACCTACGCCAAGATCCAAAATGTCTCCGCATATTATGTTTAATTGCTGGCCCGCAACGGCTTAAAACTACGGCCTAAACCTGCTACGTCTGGAGGGCGTTTCTAATGGCTATTTTTACTGAACGCCACGAGCACAAAATTGAAGTGCTGCCGCCATTCTCAATTCTGCAATGCCGTCGTTCTGACATTGTGGAAAAGGACGGTGTAGAGATTGGCAAGACCTACCACCGCCACGTCCGCGTGCCTGGCGATGACATGAGCGAGGAGTGCCCTGAGATGCAAGCTGTTGCTGCTGCGTTGTGGACGCCTGAAGTGATCGCGGCGTATCAAGCGAGTTTGGCCCAAGATGCAAATTGAGCATGGCAAAACCTCGACTGCACTTAGTCGGCATTTTTTACACACAACACACCCAGGCTTACAGCCACAGTAGTGTCTTCGATTAAAATGCAACCATGACCCTATCCACACCGCTACGCAAGGTTGCCAGCAAGTTGATGGCAAAGTTTGGTGGTGTTGCCATCATCCGCCGCGTTACGCCTGGTGTGTACAACCCAACCAATGGCACCATCAGCGAAACTAGCGTTGATACCACAGTGCGCGGCGTACTGGAGGATGTAAACCTGCGCGAAATAAATGAGCTAGTGCAGGCTGGTGACAAGCGGTTGACCATTGCAGCGGCAGATATTGCAGCAGCACCCAAAACCGCTGACCGCGTGCTAATTAGCGGGATTACGCATCAAGTCATCCGCGTGGTCACGATTGAGCAGGACAACACGGCAATCACCTACGAGCTTATCCTGAGAGCATGAACAACCTGCCTATTAACCAGATCGGTAACTACATGGGCGATCAGCTTGAGAAGCTGTTGCGCGTGACGGTGCTGGAAACCGACAGCAGGTTGAAGCAGCAAAGCCCAGTGGATACTGGCAGATTTCGGTTTAGCTGGCAGATCGGAGAAAATGCAGCAGGTAGCACACCGGCACCTGAAGGTAGTTACGGTACTGCCATTACGCCACCAAAAGGCGACAACTACCAAGCCGGTCAAGAGAAACTTGGCAACTACTACAGCGTGCACAACAACCTGCCCTATGCTGAACCACTTGCTGGCGGTAGTTACCCTCCGTCATGGGGTGGGCAGTATCGAAGCAAACAGGCATCACCCGGCTGGGTTGACCGCACAGCTCGTGAGATGCAGCGGTTTGTGGACCAAAACTGGGAACGCATCAAGAGGCAAGGCTGATGGCTGCTGCAAATCTCAATACCATCCGCAGCACCATTGAAGGCAGGCTTGCAACTGAGCTGGCATTATCGCCTGCCATTCCAGTGGTATTCCACAACCAGCCCTATGTGCCGACGCCTAACAGCTCATGGGTGCAATGCCTAGTCAGCTTCGGCGCCAATGAATACCTGACGCTTGGCGGCACCACCGGCAGCAGCAATAGCATCATTGGTGTCATTGCCATCAATGTCTTCACACCGCTTGGCGTTGGCCCCGGCGCTAACCTGACGATTGGTAAACGCATTCGGGACCTTTACAATAGAGTGGTGGTATCAGGTGTTCACTTTGATCCACCTATCGGACCCGAGGTAGTGGCTGCGCCAGCACCAGAGGGTTTCTTCCAAACACAGGTCAGACTGACCTTTGAAACCTTCGAGGATCTCTAACCATGGCTTTTTACCGAGGGCAGCAAGGTAGCGTCAAGTTCGACGATGCCGGTGCCACCGCTGCAGCAATCGCCAGCACCCGCTCGTGGTCAATGACCGTTGAGAAGGAGTCGCTTGATACCACTGCGCTGGGCGACACCTATCGCGCGAATGTAGGCGGCCTAATCAGCGGCAGCGGCACCTGTGAGCTGATGTACACCGCCAGCAGTGCTGATGAAACTAACGTCTTCATTGAGCACGTCAATACAGCCAGTGACGATGGTGCAGCGTTGTTTGAGCTGTACCTTGACACCAGCGGCACCAAGAAGATCAGCTTTGATGGTGTCATCACCTCGGCTGAATACTCAGCTACCGTTGGTGAAATCGAAGTGATTACGGTCAGCTTCGTCGCCAATGGCGCCATCACCCTGGACATCTGATCATGGCTTTTTATCGCGGGCAACAAGGCACAGTCTTCTTTGATAAGGCTGGCAGTGGCGGTCTTTCTGAGATCGCGGCAGTGCGGTCATGGTCGATGACCGTCGAGAAAGAATCCTATGACGCCACCGTCCATGGTGCTACCTATCGTGCCAACATCGGCGGACTGATCAGTGGCAGCGGCACCATTGAGGTGATGTATGACGCGCCTGCCGCTGGCGACAAGCTGGATCTGATCAAGGATGCCAATCAGGTCACTGATGAAGCCGATGCTGCGGTTGAGCTGTACCTCGATGAAACCGGCGGCAAGAAGATCGCCGGCACCATCGTGGTGACCAGTACGGAATACAGTGCTACCGTGGGCGAGATCGAAATTGTTACCATCAGTTTCGTTTCTAGCGGTACTCTTACTCTGAGCATCTAATGCCAGCACCACAACGCCCGGTTGATTTGCTGACCGGAGCATTTGATCTTAACCAGCGCCGTAAGTTCAGCATCAAGAACGATGCTGGCGATACGGTGCTGGATCTCTATTTCAAGCCGATCACCCGCGCTGATCGCAAGCGTGCCACCACACTGGCAGGCAGTGATGAGGCGCTGGAAATCAGCACGCAGATGCTATGCCAAATGGCAGAGCTGGAAGATGGCAAGAAGGCATTTGCACCTGCTGATGCGGCCAAGCTGCAACGTGAGTTGCCAGAGCGTGTGCTGAATGAACTTGAGCTGTTCCTGTTTGGCCTTGGTGGTGACGCCGAACTGGAAGAAGCAAAAAAAGACTGAGCCAGGACAACTGGTTGTTCTTTGAGTTCTTCCTGGCAACTGAGCTAAGCATGACGGTCAGCCGGTTGCGAACTGAGCTGACCGATGCAGAGTTCATACATTTTGCAGCGTACTACGAAATCAAAGGCGAACGCGAAAAGGAAGCCATGGACAAAGCACGGCGGCGGTAAACTGAAACCATGGCAGTCTCCAACGTTGAACTTAGGGTTGATGCGCGTAACGCCGTTAGTGGATTGCGCCAAGTCAACCGCGCGAGCAGTCAGCTTGATGGCGCCATCAATCAATTGCAGCGATCGCTTGGCGGTCTTGCCGCTTCCTTTGCGGGAGGTTTTGCGCTTAGTAAAATCATTGCTGACGTAAAAGAGTTAGATACAAACCTGCGTCGCCTTGGGACAGTTGGCGGCAATGTTGCTGCATTGGATAAATCTCTTGGAGCATTAAGCGATCGTCTTGGTGGTGTCGCAAATAAAGCTGAGTTAGCAGCGGCAAGCTATCAAGCATTGTCAGCAGGCTTTACTGATACAGCTAGCAACATCAAAGTAGTTGAGGCTGCGACAAAAGCCGCCGTTGGCGGTCTTGTTGATGTTACGAGTGTTGTTGAAGTTACAACTAAAACACTAAATGCTTATGGCATGAGCGGCGAGCAAGCTGTCAAGGTTACTGACAGCATTAGCAAAGCGATTGAATATGGCCAAGTGCAATGGGTTGATTACACCAGCCAACTTGGTCGCGTTGCATCTATTGCGGCTCTTGCTGGTGTAAGCCTTGATGAAGTTAACGCATTTATTGCTGCCGCAACTAAGAATGGTGCAACGGCTGAAGTTGCTTTTACTGGGCTTGGCGCAACACTGGCGACGATATTGAAGCCCAGCAAGGAAAGCGCTGAAGCCGCTTCGGCGCTTGGCATTAACTGGACCCTGGCTGGAATACGGGGAGAAGGTTTTGAATCGCTAATGACAAAACTTGCAAAAGCAATGCAGGAGAATCCTGTCCTTGCAACAGAAATGGTTGGCGGTCAAGAAGCTATTAGGGGTGCTTTCGCTGCTGCGTCTAAGGGCGGCAAGGATTATCAAACAATCCTTGAAGGGCTTGGCCAAGCAACAGGCAAGACAGACAGCGACTTTAATCAATTAAAAACAAGCATTGAGAATCAGCTTAAGGCTTTAGATACAGCATTTAAGAATCTAAGCGAGGCGATTGGAGTAGCATTTGGACCTGCTGTTGTTGATTCAATCAGCCAATTAACTGGTTTCGTCAATGGTTTCGCTGATGCTGTCAGTGCAATACCGGAACCAGTGGCACGAGCCATTGTTGAAGTTCTAAAACTTGCCGCTCAGATGCTTGTCTTAAAGAAAGCGTTCGAGGGGATCATTGCGTTGCGCTTGGCCATTGTTGGAGCATTAACTTCAACAACTGGAGCAATTACCGCCAGTGGAGTAGCCGCCACGACTAGCTCCAGCGCATTTGCTCTTTATGCAAACAACACAAAAACTCTTGAGGCGGCAGCAGCATCTGCAACTCCTAAGCTGACTGCGTTGCGTGGCATATTGACCAGCCTTGCTTCTATAGGCGTAATTGCAATCGCTGTAAATATCGCCGTTACAGGATTGCAAAATCTAATAACAGCTCAGGCGGAAATAAATCGCTTGCGCGGCCAGCGTGCAGCAGGTGGACAGGCGGCAATTTTTGGAGGATCTGCTCCGGCTGCGAGTCAAAAAGTTGCCCGAGATACATTAAAGGCAATCAAGGAAGAACGCGAACGGTTAAACGCGCCAGGTACAGTTATTGGTCAAACACTTCTCGGTCCCGCATCTGGATTGGCTGGCTTGCCAACTCCTGCGGATCGCGCTGATCGATTGCGAGTGCTGGCTGAACGAGAAAAAGCTGCTCAGGCAATTGCAGGGCTGCCAACACGAAAAGAGACAGCACTAGACAAACCTGATACGACAAACATTGTCGGCGGTGGCATTGCTGGTGCTGCCGACAGCAAGGCAGCGCGTGAAGCTGAACGTGCAGCGGAGGCAGCCGCCAGAGAAGCCGCAAGAGTGCAAGAGGTCATCCGTGATCGACTGGCCGAAGGTCAAATGATACGGTTGAACTCAGAGATGCGGGATCGCATTGCCGCAGCAGAAGCTGCTGGTGACACGATGCTGGCGGCACGACTGAAGGGTGCACAACGCGAGCTTGATATTCAATACCGCTATGCGCAGGAACTAGCAAGAGAAACTGATCTTGAAGCACAAAAAGCAATCATCTTTGAAGGCCAAACTGCCCTAGTCGCCAATCAGCGTGATGTACAACGCGAGCTGAATGATCTGCAAAGGCAATCGGCTCAGCAGCAGATGGATTCACTGCAAAAGCTCATCCAAATGCAATATGAACAAAACACAGCAGTTCAGCAGCAGTTGCAGCTTGCCGATAGTGTCGCCAATACCTTAGGTGAAGGGCTAGCATCTGCATTTGGTGCGTTGATCAGCGGCGCGCAAAGCTGGGAAGAGAGCCTTAAGAGCATTGCATCTGGAGTGCTGGTTGATATTGCCAATCAACTCATTCGTATCTTCATTATTGAACAGGCAATTAATGCAATCAAAACATTCCTGACGCCATTTAGCCCATCCACACCACTTGGCGCAGGTGGCGGTAGAGTCGGCAGATATGGCACTTTTGGCCCTAACTATGGCATCCCACAACGCGCCATGGGCGGCAGCGTTAGCGGCGGCCAGCCGTATCTGGTTGGTGAGCGTGGTCCTGAGCTGTTCATGCCAGGCCGCAGCGGTGGCATTGCACCAACTGGTAGTTTTGGTGGTGGCGTGAATGTGGTCGTGAATGTTGATGCATCTGGCACCAGCGTTCAAGGTGACCAGTCACAAGGTGCAGCACTGGGCCGCGTTGTTGCTGCTGCAGTGCAGGCAGAATTGATTAAGCAGAAGCGACCCGGAGGCTTGCTGACAACCTGATGGCTACCTTCCCTGCGATCACACCGGCCTATGGCGCTGAAAAGCGCAGCGCACCCAAGATGCGCGTAACCCGCTTTGGCGATGGCTACGAACAGCGCGTGCGGTTTGGCCTCAACCAAAACCCGAAGGAGTGGACGCTCGCGTGGAATAACATCACCGAGGCTGACGCTGACACCATCGAGACCTTCCTTGATGCGCGTGCCGATGATGGCACATCATTTGACTGGACACCACCAGATGAATCAACTGCTTACAAGTGGGTGTGCGAGCAATGGACGAAATCAATTCCCTATAGCGGTCGTGCTGTGATTAATGCCACCTTCCGCCAAGTGTATGAACCGTGACCGCACCAGCACTCTGGCAAGCTAGTTCGGCTTACAACGTCGGTGATGTTGTACAGGCCACCATCCAACCGGCCACTGGCTTCTTTTTCCGCTGCACGGTTGCTGGTACGACCAGCGCGACGGAGCCATTTTGGCCAACCATTGTCGGCAACACCACCGTTGATGGCACCGTCACCTGGATGGCGGTCACCATTTTGTCGGGTGATTTCCAGGCGCCAAACCCTAGCGCCATCATCGAACTGTTCGAGCTGGAGCTGATCACTGCCATCCACGGCACCAACGAGATTTACCGCTTCCACGCTGGCACCAACCTTGTCGATAACGGCGACATCATCTGGCGTGGCAATAGCTATCTGAAGTTTCCAATCGAGGCTGATGGCTTTGAGTACAGCGGTCAAGGCACGCTGCCACGACCCAAGATCCGCGTCAGCAACATCTTCGGCACGGTTACGGCCATCATCTTGAGCCTGCCGGTTGGCTTGGAAGGCGCCAAGGTAACGCGCATCCGCACGCTGGCGAAATACCTCGATGCAGCCAACTATCCGGTCAGCGGCGATGTGCTGCTCACCGAGGATGACGACATTCTTTTACTGGAAGACGGCGGCAGCTTCCTGCTGGAGCCGCTTAATCCAACAGAGGATGCTACCGCTGAATTCCCGCGTGAAATTTACTACATCGACCGCAAGAGCGCCGAAAACCGCGACCTCGTTGAGTTTGAACTTGCTGCGGTCTTTGACCTCGCTGGTGTACGTGCCCCCAAACGCCAGTGCATCGCCAACCTATGCCCGTGGACATACCGCTCAGCGGAATGCGGCTATACCGGCACCAATTACTTCGATGCGGCGGATCAACCAGTGCTGAGTGCTGCTGGTGATGTATGCGGCAAGCGGTTGAATAGCTGCCACCTACGTTTTGGGCAGAATGCTGAATTGCCGTTCGGCGGCTTCCCAGGTGTTGGTACATTTAGCGGATGACGCAAGCCTGGCGCCAAACAGCACTGGATCACGCCAAGGCTGAATGCCCACGCGAGGCGTGTGGGTTACTGGTCGTTGTCAAAGGCCGCGAGCGGTACATCCCATGCCGCAATGAAGCGGCGTCACCAGATCAGATGTTTGTGCTTGCCACGGAGGATTACGCCGCCGCCGAGGACAAGGGCGAGATCATCGGCATTGTTCACAGCCATCCAACCACTGCGCCGCAGCCATCACCAGCAGATCGCACAGCCTGCGAAGCCAGCGGGCTGCCGTGGTACATCGTCAATCCAAACCTTGAAGCCTGGGGTGAATGCAAGCCGTGTGGTTACAAGGCACCGCTGATCGGGCGGGAATGGGTGTGGGCCATCCATGATTGCTGGACGCTTGCCCGCGACTGGTACGCCGAGCAAGGCATCATGCTGCGCGATTGGGAGCGCTGCACCAACCCCGATGATTTCCAAGCAAAGCCGTATTTCGACGACCGCTGGAAAGCCACTGGCTTCCGCGAGCTGTTGCCGGAGGAGGAGCTGCAGCCTGGTGATCTGCTGTTTATGAGTATCGCCAGCCCCGGTTTGAATCACTGCGCCGTGTATCTTGGCGATCAGATGGTGCTTCATCACATGCAAGGTCGGCTAAGCAGCCGTGACCTTTATGGCGGATGGCTTCTAAAATGCACAGGGAGGCGGTTGCGTCATGCTGCGTAAGATCAAGCTATACGGCGCCCTCGCCAAATTCGTCGGCCAGCGTGTGCTGGAGGCTGATGTCGCCACCGCCGCCGAAGCTGTCCGCTTTCTGGTAAGCAACTGGCCGGAGCTGGAAAGCCACATGGCCAAGCAGTATTACCGCGTCCACACCGCAGGCGAGGATCTGACGCTGGATGACATCCACAATCCAATGGGCCGCGAAATCCAGATCGTGCCTGTGATGGCTGGCGCTGGTTCCATCGGGCGGATTCTGCTTGGTGTGGCGTTGATTGCTGCATCCATATTCATCCCAGGGTCCACAGCAATCTTTGGTACAACATTTGGCAAAATTTCACTCAGTATTGGACTCCTTGGTGGCAGCCTTGTCCTCGGCGGTGTCGCCCAACTGCTCACTCCCACACCCAAAACCGATAAAGACGAAGGCGATCCTAAAAAGAGCTTCAGCTTCAGCGGCATCCAAAACACCACCCGCGCTGGTGTGCCGGTGCCGGTCGTCTATGGCGAGCTGCTGGTAGGCGGCATTGTCGTTAGCG